CAATACAAGATACTATTCATGAATTATCAGAGACGTTTAACTTGCAAGATTTATTTTAAAATTTATGAGAACACAATTAACAGATTTAAAAAAAGAATTAACAGAGATTGAACGCTCCTTGCAAATCAATCTAATGTACAACAATCTTCCAAAGGAGAATGTAGATAAACTGCTCAAAAGAGCCGAGATAATAAGAAGCACAATTTATAACTTTAGATAACAAAAAAATGAAAACAATACAAAGAGAAGTTCTTGAATTTATTTACGAGGAGTTAGACCTTGCAATCAATAGAGATGAGGTAAGAGAGCTAACTGAAAAATTAAAAGATGTTGAGCCAGAGTTCTTTATTGAGATTGATGGAGAAGATTACAGATTCATTCACGATGATGACATCTGGGATATTTATGTGCAAGAAATAAAAGAAATCACTGAAGAGTGCTACGATATTAATGCACCTAAATGGTTAGCTATTGACTGGGAACAAACAGCAGATAACTGCTCTGTTGATGGATATGGACATACTTTCGCTTCCTATGATGGAGAAGAGCTTGAGTATGATTTTGGAGGAGAATTTTATCACATTTTTAGAATTAATTAAGATGGAAGAGATATACGTAGAAAAAACAGTTGCTCTCTGGGGTGGAAACAATGGAGAGGTAAACATGGAGCTGGAGGATGGAAGAGTTATTACTTTTTATGCTTACGAGCTTTTTAGAGATCTTCCATCAATAGTTGAGATAACTTTTAATGAAGTGCAAAAAGAAAAATTAAACATGCAAGAGAAATATCAAAAACTTGCACAATTTATATCAAAATGAAAAAAACAAAAACAGGATTACATATCCAAACAAGAAAGAACAGAATTGAAGTCTATACAAAAAAAGATTTAGAACGTCAAGAACAAGAACGTAAAGAAGCAAGAGCATACATTATCCGTATGGCTATACTCTTGTTTGCTTCACTAACATTTGTTTTAGGGTTTATTATTGGAGCAGCTAACTAATGAACTTACTTAACAATCAAGCTTACGACCTTTGGTTTAGTTGGTTAGCCGACAAAATAATGGAGTGGAAAGATGCAAAGCCATTAAACAAAGATTTAAGGAATTGCATTAAAGCAATGAATGAGATCGGAATGTTTACCAATTCATTAAGGACAGAGTTGGATATCATAACAAAAAGATATAACTTGATGAGGTCAAGAAAGAATACAGAAATTCAAGACCTTAAACAACAAATAGAAACATTAACAATAGAATTAAAAAAATACGATATGCACTACATTGATATGCCAGATGAAACAACTTATTGTAGAACTTGCGACAAGGAAACCGATGGGGATACTTATTGCTCTAAAAACTGCTACGATTATGACCTTGAATAAAATTACGCTTCTGGATGGGAAGCAATACGACAAGGCAGAGTTGTTAAAGAAAATGGATGACGATTCTTTCTATTATGGAGAGTTGAATAAATTGGCTTTGAGTAGCAGTAGCTTGAAGCAGATTCTTGCAAGTCCAAAGACTTATAAATATTCACTTGAATATGGGAGTGAGGAAACACAAGCACTTCGTGATGGGTGGTTATTCCACACCGCTATATTAGAGCCAGAGGTTTTTGCAGCACAGACTTTTATTGAAGTGCAAAGCAAGAACACAAAAAAATTCAAAGAAGCAAAGCTGGAGCTTGGAAGAGTATTCACTGCAAAAGAGAGAAGTGATGCAGAGCGTTTAGTGGATGCTTTCTTCAAGAATGAACACGCAAAGGAACTAATCACAAAAGCAGAGTTCGAAGTTCCTGGAATTGATAACATTAAAGGACTGCCTTTTCGAGGTAAAGCAGACGTTCTTGCAGATAATAGAATTGTAGATCTGAAAACATCTTCATCGAGCGTTAAAGACTTTCACTATTCAGCACAGAAATATTCTTACGATGTACAATGTTATCTTTACTGCAATCTATTCAACAAGAAGCATGAGGACTTTTATTTCTTGGTATTAGATAAGGGAAGTCTTGACATCGGTATCTTCAACTGCTCTGAAAACTTTTATTTCAGAGGAGAGGAGAAAGTAGAGAAAGCTCTCAAGCTATATGAACAGTTCTTTATTGATGGAGCTGATATTGATAACTATTGCTTAACTGGACAATTATAAACTATAAATAAATAACATGAAAACAACAGAGATTAAAAGAGGAGAATTTAAACCTTACTACAACATCAAGAACTTGAAGATGGCACAAGTCAATCGTGATGTATTTTTAAAGCATTCAGAAAACTTCAAGGATAAATTGAACGAGTTTGGATGGATGATGCCGATAGTGGTTTCCAAAGATGGAGATATTATTGAAGGGCATCACAGAGTTGTATCTGCTAAACTATTAAAGCAGAGAACAGTTCCAGCTTATATCGTGGACTGGGTAGATACTCAAGACCAGAAAGAACATTTGAATGCAATTATAAACCTAAACAACGGAAACAAAGCTTGGACAACTTTAGATTATTTAAAAGCTTTTGCAAAAGAGAATGAAGATTACAAAACAGCTTATACTAATTATATTAAAAATTCCAACAACATATCTGCTGGAAATATTGTGCACCTTTTCTTTGGATCAAATCCTGGAGGATTTAAAAAAGGAGAATGCAAAATAAAAGACTTAAAATTTTCTTTATATCTTTTGAGAAAAATATCTAATTTAGTAAGCAAATACGGAAAGAGAAACATTCAAGCTTACGGAGTTAGAGAAATGATAAAAATAGGATACGTAAGTGCTTTTAATGATTATGAAGCAATGGATTTCCTATTTAAAGAATATGGAAAGTTGGCAAAAATAGAACACCCAGCAGCAACATCAATTTTAAGATTCAAGCCATTGATGGAAGCAACGCTCCTGGAATTTAATAAATTAAGAAAAACAGAAAAAAATGAAATTTGATTTAAAGATTGAGTATTTAGGAAAGAAAGAAAGAAAAGGAGATACAGAAAAAGATATGTATCACTTGAGCTTCAAAACTTACAACGCAGAAATATCTGGAAAGTTTGAGAGAAGTGAAATAAGACACTTAATACAAATGTTAGACAACGCAATAATATGAGAGCAACATATTTACACTACGAGAACGGAAAAGGATACGATGTTATCGATTTCATAAAAGATTACAATCTAAACTTCAACAGAGGTAACATCATCAAGTATGTATGCAGAGCTGGTAAAAAAGAAAGCGAGTTGAAAGATCTTGAGAAAGCAGCAGATTACTTGAGGAGAGAGATTGAGTATATAAGAGATGAACAACAGAAATGGATTGAAAAAAACAAATGAGAATTTTGAACTTATACGCTTGTCTTGGAGGTAACCGCTATAAGTGGGGAGATGAGCATGAAATAACAGCAGTGGAATGGGATGAAGAACTTGCAAGGTTATACCAAGAGAGGTTTCCTAATGACAAAGTAATAGTTGCGGATGCACATCAATATCTCCTGGATAACTATCAAGATTTTGATTTTATCTGGAGCTCTCCACCTTGTCCATCTCATTCCAGAGCCAGAGCATATAACTCAAAATATAAAGCACAGTATCCAGATATGTCTTTATATCAACAAATCATATTACTGGAGTTAGTTTCAAAAGGAGAGAATCCAAGATTTAAAGGAAAGTATGTTGTTGAGAATGTTGTTCCTTATTATGATCCGCTTATACCAGCACATAAAAGAGGAAGACATCTTTATTGGACAAACTTTAATCTTCCAAATACTTTAAGCAATAGAAAGCCACCAGTTTTTGGTAATAGTACAGATGAATTAAACAAGCTTTGTGAGTTCCACGATTATAATTTTAAACAATATAAAGGAAAGCAAAGCACAGTAAAGATTGCAAGAAACTTGGTAGAGTATGAAGCTGGTAAAACAATCCTTGACACAGCAATGGGTATAATCAAAAAACAAAACATTAACCAAATAGAATTATTTTAAAAATAAATAAAATGAAATTACAAAAAATAGGAGAAGAGATAAAAGAATTGACTGGAGTTGATATATTTCAGCAAAGTAGAAGAAGAGATTTAGTAGAAATGAGAAGCGTTGCAAACGTATTCATGCGTGATGTTTTAGGTATGGGATGGACAGAGATTGTTAGAGAATACAGAAAGAATGGGTTTAAAACAACGCACAGATCTGTAATGTATTCTTGCGAAACTTATCCAGACCACAGTTTCTATAACAAGGAGCTTCCATTGATACATGAAACTCTTTTGAATGATTCAAAGATTAATATCATAAAAAAAGTATCCACCTTATCTCCAGAGAAACTGGAAGCAATTGAAGAGATACTAAAATAATAAGAAAATATTTATATATAAGTATGGAACTAATTGATATAAGAAAAGTAATAAAGAATCCAGACAATCCCAGAATCATAAGGGACACAAAATATCATAAACTTGTTAAAAGCATTAAAGAGTTTCCAGAGATGCTCAAGCTTCGTCCAATAGTCGTGAACAGTGATATGGTTGTGCTTGGAGGTAATATGAGATTAAGAGCTTGTAAGGAAGCTGGATTGAAAGAGGTCTGGATAATGAAAGCAGACAATCTTACTCCAATGCAAGAAAGAGAGTTTGTCGTAAAAGACAATGTAAACTTCGGAGAGTGGGACTGGGATTTATTAGCTAATGAATGGAACTCCGTTGAGCTTGAGGACTGGGGTATGGATAACTGGCAGAATATGGATGACATTGAAACCAGTGATGCTTTCTCACTTCCAGATGGAGAGAAAGAGCCATTTCAACAGCAGACTTATACTCTTGCAGATAAGCAAGTGGAGTTTATAAAAGAAGCAATCAAAGAAATCAGACAAACAGAGGAGTTCAAATACGTTGAAACTTTTGGGAATGAAAACTCAAATGGAAACGCTTTATATTTATTAGTAAGCCAATGGGTAGAGCAAAGGAAATAGTAGTCAAAGTCATAAACTCTAAAGTAGCGAATGCTTTTGTAAAGAAACATCACTATTCTGGAAAGGTTGTCAATATGAGCAGTCTGCACTTCGGATGCTTCTTGGATAACCAACTGCATGGAGTAATGAGCTATGGAAGTCCAATGGATAAAAGAAACGTTCTTCCTTTAGTGGATTCTGGAGAAACTGATATAAACAAGAGATGGAATGAGATGTTGGAGCTTAACAGAATGGCTTTTGATGATTATCTTCCAAAGTATTCAGAAAGTAGATGTATTGCAATCAGTATACGCATGATCAAAAAGAATGCACCGCAGTGCGGAGATGGAACAATATATAGAGCCAGCGGATTCAAGCTAACACAAATAAATAAAAACGGAACAATATATAGACTTGCAAATGGAGAAGTAGTTGCAAAGCGTGGAGATAGCAAGTATGACTTTAATGGAGCTAAAGCTCTTGAAGGATTCCAAAACAGATACATTCTCTTAATAGATAAAAGCTGTAAGATAGTGCCAGAGATATTAGACTTTAAAATGATTGATGAGCTTGGAGCTGGTATGTATAAAGGAGAAAAAATAACCCTTCAAAAGAGAAGGGAAATTTAGAGCGGTGAGGTCGATATGAACGCCATCTCTTGACTGGATGCCAAGTATTTTACTTTTAAACTACCACCGCATAGGAATAGAATGAAAACATTTAGATAAAGTTACAAAAAATAAGGATACAATATAGAAAAGTTATGAACAAAACTGAACAACATAAAAAAGCAATAATTGAAGCACTGGAGAAATCTCTGGGTGTGGTAACAACTGCATGTAAGAAAGTTGGAGTTGGAAGAACAACTTTTTATGGATGGTTAAAAGATGATCCAGAGTTTGCTCAAAAAGTGAATGATATCCAGGAAATTGCTCTTGACTTTGTTGAGAGTAAATTGTTTGAGAATATTAAAGAAGGAAAGACAGCAGAGATGATTTTCTATTTAAAGAGCAAAGGAAAGAAAAGAGGATATGTTGAAAGACAAGAAATAACTGGAGCTGATGGAATGCCAACTGATTTTAAAATTGAGATAATTGACAAGATCAAAGATACAGACTAACATTGTCTACCGCCATCTACAAAACAGCACTGGCAAGATAGCAATACACGAGGGTGGAACAAGAAGTGGAAAGACTTGGAATGTTTTACTCTTCCTTGTTTTTGACTATTGCTTAACTTCTAAAGGAAGAACAATCACTATATGCAGAAAGACTTTTCCAAGCGTGAGAGCTACTGTCATGCGTGATTTCTTAACTATATTAAAGCAGTATGGACTTTATAGAGAAGAGAATCACAATAAATCAAATAGCGAATACAAGCTTAATGGAAACCTTATCGAATTTATTTCTGTAGATCAACCACAGAAGATAAGAGGTCGCAAAAGAGATATCTTGTTTATTAATGAAGCCAATGAGCTTGATTATGAAGATTGGCAACAGTTAGTATTCAGAACGCAAGAGAAAATCATAATTGATTACAACCCCTCTGATGAATACCACTGGATATATGATAAGGTTATCCCAAGAGATGATGCTGACTTTTATCGAACAACTTATTTAGATAATCCATTCCTGGAGCAGAGCATAGTTGAGGAGATTGAGCGTTTAAGGGAAACAGATGAACAATACTGGCAAATATACGGACTTGGACAGAGAGGAATAAGTAAAGCAACTATCTTTAAGTATTATGAAACTGATAAGATTCCAGATGATGCAGAGTTCGTAAGCTTTGGAGCTGATGCTGGATATACAAATGACCCAAGCACTTTAGTATCTGTATATAAGAAAGATTACAATCTATATATCCAAGAGCATCTTTATAGAACAATGATGACAACAAAGGATTTAAGTGACCATTTTAAACAAGTTGGAGTTGGGAGGAATACTATCTTTTTTGATTCAGCAGAGCCACGATTGATTGATGAGTTGAGGAGAATGGGGCACAATATCCAACCAAGCTTAAAAGGTAGAGATTCAGTAAATGCTGGTATAGATTTATTGAAGAGATTTAAAATACATATCACAAAGGATAGCGACAATGCAATCCAGGAGTTTAGAAACTATAAATGGCAAGAGGACAGAAGTGGAAAGCTAACAAATAAACCAGTGGATAAGAACAACCATATCATCGATGCTGTCAGGTATGCAACTTATTCATTATTAAGCAGACCGAACTTTGGTAAATATGCTGTACATTAATCGCTAAAAAATTATTAAATTGTTTATATATTAATAAGCACAAGAATATGAATTACAAAATTACAATACCAACTTCCTTAAATGAGATAACTCTCGGACAATATCAAGAGTTTGTTAAATTGAGTGAGCTTCCAGAAGTAGAGCTTCAGTTGAAAGCAATTGAAATCTTCTGCAATGTGCCAAAGGAAGCAGTGAGAGGAATGAAAGCGACTGATATTACAGAAATATCCAACATCATAAACAACATGTTTGATACGAAGCATCAGCTTATTAATAGCTTTAAATTAAATGGAGTTGAATATGGATTTATACCATCGCTTGAAGATATGACTTTTGGAGAGTATATTGACTTGGATACTTTTATCGGAGATAATGACAATTTGCATAGAGCTGTAAATGTTCTTTTCAGACCAATGGAAATGAAGAAAGGAAGCAGATATTTTATTAAAGAATACAATCCAGATAGTTTTGAGATAGCAAAGGACTTTCCTTTAGATGCGGTGCTTGGAGCAGTGGTTTTTTTTTACAATTTAGGGAAGGACTTGTCTACAGTTATGATCAACTCTTTGGACAAGAGGAACGAGCAGATTTTAGCGGAGTATCTAATTTCACAAGAAAATGGGGATGGTACAACTCCATCTTTGCAATCGCTAACGGAGATATTACAAAGTTTGAATATATCTCTAAATTGAATGTATATGAGTGCTTGACATTTCTGACTTTTTCCAAAGAGAAAAATGAGTTAGAAGCAAAACAAATAAAAAATAAATTTAAATAAAATGAGCAATACTGGAGTAAGAGGATTTTATCTATTAACAGAAGCAATCAAAAACCAGCTTCTTGATGATGTCAATGTAAATACAGTTACCACTGGAGATATATATGACATTGATTTGTCAAAGCAGAGCATCTTTCCTTTGTGCCATATTATCATAAATAGCGTAAGCACCCAAGAGCAAACTCTTACTTTCAATATATCTGTACTTGCTATGGATGTTGTAGATGAAAGCAAAGAGGAAACAACTGATATATTCAGAGGAAATAATAACGAACAAGATATTCTTAATACTCAACTTGCAGTTCTTAATAAGCTTGTCATGATTTTAAGAAAAGGAGTGCTTTATTCAGATCAATACCAACTTGATGGAGATGCAAATCTTGAGCCGTTTTACGAGCGGTTTGAAAATCGACTTGCTGGATGGGCAGCAACATTTGATGTCTTTGTTAGAAATGACATTGATATATGTTAGTAGAGAAATATTTGAGAGAAGAGCTGAATAAGTTTGCAAAGTATGTCATTCAGCAAAGCAGAAGCAATCTAACTAAAGGCAAAAAGAATACATCTAAAGAGCTTTATAATAGTTTAGGGTATGATATAGACTCAAGCAAAGATTCGACGTCTATGGCTTTTAAAATGGCTGACTATGGAAAGTTCCAGGATTTAGGTGTGAAAGGTAAGGATTCAAGTGCTAAAGCTCCCAACAGTCCATATAGATTTGGAACTGGAAGTGGGAAGAAAGGTGGTTTAACAAAAGGGATTGATAAGTGGGTGCGCAGAAGAGGTATTCAGTTTAGAGATAAGAAAGGAAGATTTCTGTCTTATGAGCAAACTGGGTATATAATAACAAGAAGCGTTTACAAGACTGGAATGAAAGCCAGTATGTTTTTTACAAAGCCATTTGAAAGAGCATTCAAAAGACTTCCAGATCAACTTGTCAAAGCTTATTCAATAGGAATAGAGAAACAGATACAAATAAATATTAAAAAGAAATGAGTAAGATAAACGCAAGAAGTCCATATTACATTACAATATCTGCTACCAACTTAACACAGGTAGATATGGAACTATATGTATATACAGGAACGCAAACAACCGATAGAAGCAATTTGTTTTCATTAACATCTTTTGCTATAAGCAACGTTGTTACGTTTGAGATAAGCGAGATAGTAAGAGATTATATATTACACACTTTTTTCGGTAATTATACAACTGAAAATGTGTGGGTTGATTATAGAACTACAAGCTATATACAAGGTTCTGCACAAACTCCTTCTGCTTATACACAATTAGTTGGATTTGATGGTTATGGTTTTTTTGAAGATGGCAGTCAATTTAAAAGTACATTCACAACAAGAGAATTAAACAATCAAGGATTATTACAAAGTAATTACAAAATAGTAAAGTTAGACGATGCAACCGCAACAATTCCTGTTGATACATCAATAACAACACAAGTAACATACGAACTTGATGGCGAATTAATATACACTAAAGCAATAACAAGTAGCACAGAAAGTGATGAGCAAATAGAATACGTTTCTAACACTATAAATGGAGCAGACGAATTTGAAAACAGAGTTATACAAAATTTAGGTACGTTTGAGGGTAGCCCTTGTTTAGAGCAGTTTGCTAATGATTTTACCTTATTTGACTTTGACACGATTTATGTAGATACTACTGATGGTGTTGTTAAGCTAACAGTAGACAATATAGAAGAATGTAAATACCAACCTTATAAAGTAACGTTTATAAATAAGTTTGGAGCATTACAAGACTTATGGTTTTTTAAGAGAACAAATGAAACCTTATCTACTAAAACAGAAAAGTTCAAGCGTAATATTATTGTAAATGGAGCTTATGATACAAGCAGACACCAACAAAAGATACTTACTAAAAATGGAAGTGAGAAGCTAACGCTAAACACTGGCTTTTATCCAGAGGAATACAATGAAGTATTCAGACAGATGCAGTTGAGTGAAGATTGTTGGATTGAGATAAATTCACAAACATTACCGATAAACATTAGTAGCTCCAGCTTTAACTATAAAACCCAACTTAATGATCGATTAATAAACTATACAATAGAGATAGACTTTGCTTTTGATACTATTAACAACATAAGATAAATGCAAATAATAGAATTATACATAAAGGGTTACAATAGATTAGAAGGCACAGCACAAGGAACGACAACTGCTAACCTTTTAACAGATACGAGTGCTACTTTCACAACAACTGTAAGCGTTGGCGATTTAGTTGAAAATTTAACCACAAATGAAAGCTCTCATGTTGTTTCTATAACTAACGACACAAATATTGTTTTATCTTATAGCATATTTCCAGACCCAACTTTAAATTATGAGTATAGAATAACAAGTCCTTATTTTAGAGCGGACTTATTTGAGGACGAAAGTATAAGCATTACAGAAACTTTATTAAACGTTAGGGATATTGGAAAGGTATTTACACCCTTTAGTCAGCAGTTTAATCTACCAGCTTCTAAACTAAACAATAAGCTTTTTAGACATTACGAAAATCAAGATATTCTTAATAGTTTTGACGCAAGATACAGACACGATGCTATAATAAAGCTGAACGGAATAGACTACAAAAAAGGTAAAATACAATTTAGAAGCGTATCATTAAAAGATAACAAACCACACGCATATAAAGTTGTTTTCTTTGGAGATACTATTGAGCTAAAGGAAATTTTAGGAGAAACAACTCTTGGGGGTTTAATATATAGAAGCGATTTAGATTTCCAATATACACAAGACAACATAACAGATTTGTTCTGTAGTAGTGACAGTTATATACAAAGCGCATTTGGAAGCACAGATATACTTGTTCCAAATATCCAGCATAGTAAAAATATGCGCTATTCTACTGCGAATGGTTATAAAGACAGCATTACAGATACTGGTTTATTATGGACTGATTTAAAACCAGCTATAAGGTTAAGAGCTATTATTGAGGCAATAGAAAGAAAATTCCCAAGAATTAAGTTTGCTGAAGGTTTTTTCAATTCAACAAGATTCACTGATTATTATATGTGGTTGCATAGAAACGAAGGGTATGTTTCAAACGCAGTTGAAGGTGAAGGAACTCGCATATTAAGAAACCGATGGTATGATTTAAGTGTCCCAGATTACTCTTTTACATCTGGAACAGAATTAAGACCAGCTTCATTCACACCTCCTCCTAATACATTTGTTTGGCAATGGAGGTATAGGGTTGAGGTTAATATTAATGTGGGTGGCTCAACAATACCTTATTCAGTTAGAATAAGAAACGCATCAACAGAAGAAATTTATTACGAACACGATTACCCAGATGGTAATAATAGTTTTACTTTTGCAGAAATACCTTTTTCGGCTGGAAGTGGCGGGTTTTTAGATTTAATGATTGAAGTTGAATCTGATAGCACTATTGCAATGAGCCAAACTTTAACTGTAAGATTACAAAGAAGAAATGTAAACCCTACCTTTTTTGATGTAGCAGTTGGAACATATACACCAGTGAATCAATCTACTGAAAATATTTTTTACATAAACAAACAAATCCCAAACATTAAAGTAATGGACTTTTTGAGCGGATTGTTTAAAATGTTAAACTTATTGGTTTTTAAAGATGGCGATGAGATATACGTGTATGAAGCTAATCAATTTATGAATTTTGGAGAAGATTATGATATAACAAAATATGTTGATATGTCTACTTCAAGCGTTGAGCGATTGTTTCAGTACAAAAGAATGGACTTTAAATTCAAAAGCAAAAAGAGTTTTCTTGTACAGTTTTCAGACGAAATACAAGGCGTTCCTTTTGCAGAAGAAGATTACGGAGATGATGAATGGGACGGAGGAGTATATAAAGTAGAAGTGCCATTTGAAAAAATGATGTACGAACGTTTAAGCGATGAATTTGGTAACCAAACATATATCGGACAAGGTGCAATGTTAAGCAAAGACTTTCAACCAACAATCGGTGAGCCATTGATTTTGTGTATAGCTTTTCAAGAAAATACAGATGAAGAACTTACTATTGATGGGATTGCAAATTCACATTACCGAAGACCAACACAATTAACAACATTCGCTTGGGGGTTTTCATCAAGACAACAGTTAAGCTTTGGAGAGGAAAAAGATGAATGGCTTGGTGAAGTTCCGCATCAAACAACTAATTTATTTGAAAATGGTTATTTAGATTATGTGCAAACAGTTTTTGACAGAAGGTCAAGACTTGTAAAAGTAACCGCTTATCTTCCATTAAGTTTGTTGGTTAAATTAAAAATGAATGACACGCTTGTAATAAATAATAAGACTTACAAGATAAACAAAATAAAAACAAACCTATTAACAAACAAATCAGATTTAGAGCTTTACAATGTTGATGAATTTCCAAGCCAAATAAATAACGGACAAGTAGCTTATTTAGATAGGGTTGCACAAGTTACATCTCCATCAAAAACATCAACTGCTATTGATTTAAGCTGGACTGCGGTTACTGGTGTTGTTGGTTATGAAATTATTTTAAATGGCGGTGTGTTTGCAACAACTGTTGGCACAAGTGTAAAAGTAACACCTTTAGAGCCAGATACAACTTATACAATAGGAGTAAGAGCAAAATACGACATAGATGGAAACGATGTTTATTCTTTTGACACAAGTATAATAGTAACAACAGATCCTCCTCCAGTTGCACTTGCAGAAGATGGCGACACATTAATAACAGAGGTAGGAGATACAATAATATTAGAGTAATGATAAAACTAATTTTAGACAGCTTAAAGCATGTAAACGGAGAAACAGAAAACATCCGTATAGCAAAGGGAAAGCATAAGCTTCCAGCAACTTTAAAAGAAGGATTAAAAGCACTTAAACAAGAAATAAAATGGCAGAAGAAAGAAAGATAGTAATTGATGTTGATGCTGTAAAGGCAGCGGGTGGTATAGACAAACTAACCGAAAGTCTTAAAGAAACAAATAAAGAAGTTGAGGATACAACAAAGTCTACTCAAGAAATGTCAAATACTCTTGATAAAGCTACTGGTGGTGCTGTATCAAAATTTAAAGCATTAAAAGGTGGATTGACTTCTGTGATTGGAAGCTTCAAGAGTTTAAGAGTTGCCATACTTGCCACTGGAATTGGAGCTTTATTAATTGCAGTTACTTCACTTGGACAAGCTTTTACAAGATCAGAAGAGGGACAAAACAAGTTTGCTAAAATTCTTGGTGTTATTGGTAGCGTTACTGACAATCTTCTGGACTTATTAGCGGATTTAGGTGAAAGTATAATATCTGTATTTGAAGACCCAAAACAAGCTTTAATCAATTTCAAAAATCTGTTAGTTGAAAATATAACAAATAGATTCAAAGCTA